CTTCCGTAAACCGCACCGGTAACGTCCGGTTGTACCACGCTTTCTTTTTTTTCGCGTTCGTCCAACAAAGGCTGCTCGATCTCTGGTAGCTTACGCTTACCTGTAATTGCGTTTGTCATCTTTTTCAACAACGAAGGGGACGCGTTTGCCTTCGCTTTGTATCGCAATTTTCCGCACACTTCGAGCAAGTTATGCTGGCCGCCGCACTCACATCCTCTGTGGTAACAGCGCGTAACCTGGGCATCCTCAAATACAACCCCGAGGTCTTTACAGTGAAATCTCACGCATGGTAGTGGTTCGCTGGAGTTTCGCCGGAAATAGTAGCCTGTGCAATCTTTTTGTTGGCACAATATTGGTTTTTTACCTAATTTAACTGCGTAATCCTGCACAGCCATCCTCATCGAATTAGAGTACTCACGCATGTTCAACGGTCGATGTTCCAATGCACTCGCACATTGAACAACATCAACACGCCACACGTGGGTACAAACTGAATCGATGGATAAGCGCCGTATCTGCAGTGAATACGATTTGCCCATGTAGGTACCAACACAACCATCACGCATCCACTTTGGCACTGGGTGGATATACTTGGTGGGATCGTGCTTATGCTCACGGACAGTAGTATAGGCTACTCCATTTCTATCAACATCGTATGATACTTCGCCACCGAAAAAGGTTTCTTGTTTTTTGGCGAAGTCCATACCAACAATATAAATACACGACGCTCTGCCTGTTAGCATCATGAGAAGCATCTCAGCGCCGGTATTATAATAGTGTTGATTTACTAACACCATTTGGTTAAATTGTTGATTTTCACAGCTATCACATCCATCGATGAACTCTTGGAACGAACAAGTGCAATTGCTGATGTGTGATCGCGCAATCGCTTTCTTGTTGGCTCCGAATTTAGCCATATCCTGCCCAGTGATCAAAGTATTAGTCACATGGGTCATAGGAAAGCCAATCTCTTCCATTCTGGTATAGTTCACCGACACTACTGCGGTCCTGGTACGCGCATCGATCTGTTTTTTCAATCGCAGCAACATGACTCTACGTTCAGCGCGTGCGATCGCATGACCATGCGACTTAAAACCAGGAATCACTTCCTCTACATTAAAATATTTTTTCACATAATTCACCTCAGCTGGTGTCATCTTGACATCCATCACCAATCGCGGCAGTTTCTCTGCCCAAATCTTATTACTAGACATAGGAATAGGGGGGGAATTATATGAGCTCTTATGAA